TCAATACGTGTAACTACCCTAGGTAGTAACTCATCAATGGATGCAATACCATAAACACTAGCTGATGCATAGCTTTTGTTCTCAAGATCCTGTGTGTTCTTGTGTAACCTCTTGAGTCCTTGAGCTATTTGATCACGCTCAAGTTGTACCTGTTCGTCAATCTCAGCTGGTGTAGGCATAGGCAGTGTCAATTACATCGTGGTCATCTGCTAGTTGTTGGTAGGCTAGCTCCATAATCTCTTCTCGGTGAGGATGATTGGCGAGCTGATCAACCAGCTCATGCAACCTACGATAGTAAGCTTTAGTTGTCATCTTCAAAGAGTTCTGCAGGGGAAACGTGGTGGATTGCGTCATGATTGCAAACAGTAAATTCAATGTCAGGGGTTTTCATGAGTTGCCGCACCTTGTTTTGTGCAGCAGACTCTTTCATGTATGTATGCTCCTTGATCTTGTAGGTCTTGGAGTCACGCACACGAATGATACAACAGACGGATGACGGTAGCTCCCAACCGGCTACCTTCCATTCCATTACCTCATCGAATAGGTGAGGCTCAAACATCTCATCAGGTGCGTCCTTGTATTGTTCCCAGTTGTTAGGATAGTAACGCTTACCACTCATCAGTTTGTCTCACATTAAGAAGTTGATCATTACGTTCACGGGACAATTCTAAGGACGACCATGCGGCTTCCTCAGAATTGGGTGCTAGGAGATACCAAACACCTGAACGTAGGGTGACTTCGTATTCACGAAGCCGATGATTGTGAAGCATTGCGTGTACGTTTGCGTGTGGATGTAGTGGACTTAGGTGTAGGTTCCGGTGCGTCCTTGTGCAGTGTTTGCATGTACGCATCATGGAACTCATCACGCAGTTGTTTATACTGCTCAACCGTAGGTGTGTTGGGTGAGCTGTAGTGATGCAACCATGCTTCGACTGCATTGTATAGCAGCCACTCACGAGAACGTTGTAGTTGTTCAGTCATCATTTCTTCAGCAGTTGTTCATACTTAGTGACAGCACGATTAGCTCGTGAGTACACAGCAAGGGTAGAGAGTAGACCAACGCAGCCAATCACTGCGAGGATGATGTTAGTTTCTTGCATTAGTTAGTTTTAGTTTGAGTGCTTTACGTCGTGCCTTAGCTTGACGCATAGCTTGTGGTTTGAGCGTACGCTTCTGCTCTTTGCGTGAGTGATGTTGCCAGTTAGGTGTAGTCATACACTAAACTCTAGGGCAAGAGATTTAAATTCATCTAACCAACCACTGATTAGTTCAGCCTCATCATCTGTTACATGCTGCATGATGTCATCATTACAACATGCACGGTTAAGTACCTTGATGAGAGGCTTGAACTCTTCAGGAAATGTAGGTACTTTAACAGCAGTAGTGTGTTCAGTCATCAGTCAAAAGATCCTCAAAGAATGCAAGCTCATCGAACATGTCAGGGTCATCATCAATGCGTGACCACTCTTGTTCTATTTGTTTCATAAACTCTTCATCAGTCATTCCAATTCTCCTTAGGTGTAGTGGACAGGTAGTAGTATGCACGACCGTGGTCGGCTACTTGATACTCACGCAGCATAGCGTATGCTTCAGTACGTGTAGTGTACTCATCACAGGTCTCATCATAGCGACCCTCTTGACGGTTGATGTAGTAAGTCATCAGAACTCCTTGTAGGTTTGCATGTTCATTGGGTACACACTGTGTACTCTCTCACGTCCTTGAGCACGGGCAGATCCCTTCGACCATGCCTCCATGTGTGAACGTGCATTGATGTACTCAGTGGCGCATATGTCACGCCCCTTTGTGTAGTTGATTTGATACTCCATCAAGCAGCCTCCAGGTCCATGAGTGCAGCCTCAAGGGCATCACACCTGTTACCCCAGGTGAGCTTGCTTGTCATGTCATCAGCGATCATGAGTTGCTCCTCAGCATACTCAAGCTGCTTGAGAATGTAGGAACGAGGGTTGAATTCAGTCATTAAGTAACTCCATGTAAAGAACATGTAGCATTGAAAGCTACAGAAAAGGAGACACCAATCGGTGCATCCCTGAGTGTAACGTTCAAGCTTAGGCAGCGAGAGCTTCACGCTCAAGCTCGTTAGCCATGTGTTGTGCTTGACACCAGCACTCAACAACACACCACACCAAGCTATTCTTGAGCGTGGCAATAGTGTCATCGTTAGTGCAAAGATCACGGATAGTTACACCGCAATCAGCAAGGTAATCAAGGATCTCATCTTCATACTCATCGTAGAACTTGGAAGTCTCGGAGTAATAGATGAAGGCTGAGACACCTCCGACGCAGCCATAGTTGGCTACGTCCTTGATCTCATCTGCATCGGTGAAGCGAGCAGTGAGTGCATCATGCATTGTCATGTGTGTATGTAAAGCGAATGGACATGTAGCATGTCAGCTACAGAGAGGGGCGTACCCCTCAGTGTAACCTACATCAGACGAGAGTCAGGCAAGCAGTACGCTTGGGAGCAACGCAGTTGTTGTTGACCCAGAAACCCAGGCTCATGTTAGGGTTGAGCAACAGGTTAGCGATAGCACGACGGCTAACGTTGGTGTACTCGTAGCTGTAGCCGTTGGCGAACTCAACCAGGACCACGCCAAGAACAGGCGAGACCTGCAGAGCAGAGACGGCATCAGAGGTACGGCGAGTAACGTTGAAGAACATGTAAGTGAAAGCAAGTGAACAATGGCTGCGTCCTTGATGGAGCAGCAAGACCGTACAGCCCGACTCAAACGGGCAGCCTGTCGGTGCAGGGTGCAGGTGGTGTGCCATGAGCATACTTGTATAGCGGCTGTGGCTCGCCGCTGTATCTGTGTCTACCACACCTCCCGGTCAAGAACCCATGCCGGTCGTCGCTGCCTACCAGTTGCTCTGGAAGCGGTGTGCTTATGAAGTTGTCGAGGTTCGGTGGGAGTGACTGATGGTTGAAGATCGAGACTCTCCTCCCCCTTATCAGGGAGAGTCGAGATCAAGACCTTCAATCAGTCATCTCAGTCATGATAGACCCCCAAAGCCCCGTTGTGGTGGTGGACACTTCGAGAAGGTGGCACAACACTGGCTCAATACTGGGTCAAACCCGTTGGTATCACTGGCTTATAACCGTTGCTTATCTATCCCATAAGATGTACTGATCGATCGCCACAGATCTGGTGAAACCTAGGCAGCCACAGCGGTTTGGCACGGTTGAGAGCCGGTCTGGAGCCGGTAGGACGCGGCTGAGCGCCGGTTGTGTGCGGCTGTGCGCCGGTTATAACGGGCGGGCACTGGCTGGGGCTGGCTGGCACTGGCGCTACACGGAGGCACCCCCACGGGGGGAGCTGCGACCGTGCGTATACGATATAAGGGTTTACAAATTTCTGTCAAAAATCTACGGTTTTACGCCCAGACCGCTGCATAACAAGCCGGAAAACAGACGGCAATAAGCTGTTTACACTGGTCTGCGATCACCTTATGCTCCTTTTGAGTGCCGTTAGCACACCGAAGGTCACAGTAATGTATCCAGGACCGCAAAGTACCGTTCATGTACATCCTAGTGGGAGTAGAAAGGGGTAGGACATCCCTTGCACACTCCTTTGCTACACCGGCTTCAAGCAGTTTCCGATAGATTTGTTCCGAATGCTTATAGAGCTGCTTTATTTCTTGTTTAAGGAATAGGTCTTCCTCTTCTACTTCTATGCTGTTCTGGCGGTTAACCGGGTCTTGCAGGCGTAGTTCCGGTACAACGCCGGTACCAAGCAGTGATGCATCGGCATAACGCTGTGAGAACTCCTGGAAGGAGAAAGAACGGTGACGCAGTATTTGAGCTGCTACTGATCTAGTAGTCTCTATCTCTACACACATGTTCACCATCTCAAACGGTGACCAATGTTTGTGTTTAATAAGGTACTTAATAAGCTTAGCACTGGTCTCAGTGTTGTGTTGATTAGCTGGGTTGCTAACACGTGCCATGTAAGCTACTAACTCATCACCTTTGTTAGTGTGGTGAACTAGCTGTACGGTGTGATGGTCGGTGGACATACAGTAGTAAAAGCGTCTTTGATTCAGTCGGTGGATTAACAGTAAGAAGAACCAGTAGAATTGGTCGTCTTGTTTCTGTAGTAAAGGGGGAGAGTTTTACGTCTCCCCACTACAGGAAGTCCACCCTTCTTCCTGTATAAGGCGGGGATCAGTCAGATCCAAGTCGGTGACTGATCTTTTGTATTACCTCTTGCTTGCCTTCTTTGTTCTAATGTAAAACCTAAAACAAGGTGATCTGTTGCTTGTTGTGGGTCTTCAATAAAAGCTTCCAGTAGGTCGTTCCAATCATCCCGTTTACGCTGTTTTATTACCTCTTGTGCCGAGATAGACATGGCGTCGGTGAAGTATTTAACACCTTGTGCCAGTGCGTCAAGACGGTCATCATGTCTTACTGCACCCTTCTCACGACACATCCGGCTCATCTGGTAGAAGAGCATATAAAGGAGGCGTTTTTCTGGAGCGTCGTCTTTATTTGAGTTGTAGTCCCAGTCGATGACAGCACGATCAACAACAAGGCGGTGTTGATTAAGGATAGGCTCAAGGGCATCAATAATACGTTCTTCTTTACGGACATTAGCTCGTACCTCTTCTACGTCAATACCTTGTTGCGTCTGTTGTAGGTGTTTTTTGAATAGTTCAGCGACAAGACCGTCACCAAAGTTTGTCTCAACGACAAGCTTGGTCACACCAAACTTTTTACACCCCTTTAGAATGTCCAGGAGCGTGTTGTCTGAGTAACCGTCTCGGTAAGCTCGCACTTCATGCAAGTACAAGTAACCGTTTCGCTGGGAGATATAAGCTGCTGCTGTCTCATCAGTTCCTCGACCCGACGGGTCAACTGAGCAAATTGTTTCTTGATATGGTCCCCACTCCCCTTGGATCTGCATTGGGCCATAGAAATAGTCTCCAGGTAACCCAACAGTCGGAAGTTCTTTGATGACGTTTCTAGGGTCGCTGCACCAGATGATGTCATCAGGAGCGGACTTAGGATTAACACTGGTGACGATAAGATCAGCCATCTTGAGTGGGAATTTCTCAGCATCACTAAGGCTTGTGTCAAGCATGAACTGCAGCATAAAGTTGCTGCGTCCCATTGCTGCTTCACGTTCGAGAAGATCTTCATGGCTAAATCGGTCAGGGTCAGTTACGCTCCAGGGATCGGCACCTTGGTCGATGTCTTCTTGGAGTTGGGGTGCGATAAGCCCTTCGTAGTTTGCCAGTTTACGAGGAACACGAGCTGGCCAAACAAAGGGGCGGTAATTACGTTCCGCAAGTTTACGATAGATAGTAAAGGTGGTTTGTGGTGTGCCGAGATACATGATTCGGCTGTCATCTTTGGGCGTAAGAATTGACTCAGCCTCCGTACAGAGTTGAAGCAGCTTCTCACGCATCATTTCCGTCATAGAGTTACCAGGAACTTCTACGTCATCAAGAATCATAAGGTCAGCACGGCTACCAGTCAGCTGACCGGTGATACCGACACTTTTGACGGACGGAGCCTGGGACGGTGAGCAGTTAACGTCGAAGCTAATCCGGCTCCAACGGGCGTCATCCGACTTAGGCTGTAGGTGTTTAAGCCAAGGTGTCTCAATAATAAGCTTTTGAAGAAAGATACTCATGTTATCTGCACGTTCCTTAGAAGCGGAGATAATCATGATCTTCTTTTCTGGGTTATTGAATAAAGTCCAGAGCACAAAGGCACCAGTAATCCAACTTTTACCGACACCACGGAACGCCTGAATTTGAAGACGTTTAGGTCCGTGTTGCAGGTAGTCGGCAATGGCGTATTGTGCTCTGGTCGGTTCAGGCAGGTCTAGCTGCGACCACAGGGCTTGTAGAAATACTTTAAAATCGCCCTGTAGGGCGGCTAGTACATTGTCCATAAGTTTAAATTCTAAATCTACCAGTTCTCATATTAACTTTCAGCTCTTCAACTAAACTTCCAAGTCGAAAAAGATCATCTTGAAGGGTGCGAGCTGCTAGTTTTGGATCAATAGTGACAGGTTTAGCAGGTTTTACTGAAATGTCAGTTAACATTTCTCGATTAGCCATGTATTCTTGAACTCTATCGGGCTCAACTTTAGGGCTAGATTGTTGCGGTTCTACCATTTCAGGTTGAACAGTTCTAGGTTCTGGTGTAACTTCTTGCATAGGTTCTGCAGCAGTTGGAGCGGTAATTTTTGCTAGCTCTTCATCAGCTGCAGGTTGAATTTGTTCAAGAAACATTAATGCTGCAACAAACCTTTCATTAAGCGGTACATCTTTAAATGAAGGGAATTTTTTGCTGCTTACTTGCATCCTATTCTCTTTCATCCAAGAATGAATTGCTTCATGCTGTTGTTCAGTAAGAGCTGTAAGGTTTCCTTCGACGTTGCCCAACGGTGCGCCTTCGTCTACAAACCACTGAGCTAGTTCTTTTGTTTCTGCGGCATTAAGTCCTTCAAAAAAAGGTTTATACAACCCAACAACACGTTTATGATGTTCTTGAAGTCCAGATCCAGCTGAAGCGACGACACCTTTGTTGTAAACATCTTCACCAACTGTTTGTTCAGCTGCAGCAGAACCGCGCCTAGAAGTTTGACCAGCTCGATCACCTGTACGTTTATCAAAATTAGGTTTAGTTCTACTACCTTTATTAGTAGTTTTAATAGCGTTACCCTCGTCATCTACAGGATAACCAATCTTTTTTTGGATTTGATCTTTGTTTAAATCTTCTTCTAGGTACAAACGGTTAGCTTCAGCTCGCCATTCAGCAAAACTATATTCTGTGGGTTCGTATTTAGACCACCATTGTTCAGCCATTATTTAATATGTGATAAGATTAATTGTTCTCTACCCGGATTGCAGCCAAACGTAGCTCGCATCCAGGATAACCAGTTGCTTGTCCCCTTTTCTTGATTACATTTCCTGCAGGATGGAACCAAGTTTCTCGTGATTGTTTGTCCCCCAAAATAACGAGGCACAACGTGATCCA